ACCGTTGTTTTAATTGACACAGGTTTGGGTGTGAAGAGCTCGACTACCAGTATAATAATCTTTGGCCAGAGACTTGTATAGGAAAAGTCATGAGTATACACCAACACCTTTATCAAACATAAAACAACACAACCATTATGTATAATATCAAAAATTATACATAACAACTATCACAACTTACTACTAGGCGAGTCGTATTTAAAAACATTTTTTTTTAGAATCTTGCGAACAAGATAAATATCATCATCAACCAAAAACTCATCATGCCAAACCCTAGAATATAGGGAACCCATTGAAACATAATCATTTGTGCGTCGCATATACTGAGTCAACGCACCATCCTTTTCCCGATAATTAGCAGCCAAAATTAAAGCATTAACAGCCTGTTTCTTTGTTGGATAAAACCCATAAATTTCAGACGATTTATTATCATCAACGTTAATGTACAATACAGTATAAATATAGAACATCTTTATTATAATCAACACATTCTTAAACTGTATTAGGTTTAAGAATATATAAAATCCATATAAAATGGGATGTTTTATGAGTATTTGCCATAAAAATGAAGGGATTTTAGATCATATGTATAAGGAAAAGGGTGTTGCCTGTTCTGAATGTGGAAGTGACAATTGCACGGATGACGCGTGTAACATCCTGTATAAAGCGTTTGCGAACAATGATATGTAGAAATCATAATATAAATATTTATATTATGAAGTTAGTTGTGAGTATTTATTTATCTTATACCACCTCCATCAATTAGTTGTGTCGGCACAGAACCACTTGAAGAACCAACACAGTGAACACACGGAGATCCAAAGTCAGTACCAAGACCGTGAACGTATTTCGCCTGCCCCCCGAACGAAAGTTGTCTGAACTTTCTCAGACTAGCCCTGGTAGTGTTGATTGTGTCAGCGTAACACAACAAACACGCTTTATGGGCACCTAGTTGAAATCGTGCGAGTTCAACAGCCGTCACTGGTGCATCAGCACCTGAAAGACCAGCCATATATCCAATAACCCATGTAAAGAATCCTACGATTAACGCAAGTAGTGATGCAAGTAATATACATCCATTGATGTTTATGTTTCCTGGCATATTTATATTATAAAAAGATAAAAAATTACGCAAATAGTTTCTTAATTCCTTCAAACTTAGATTTCATAGCTTCGTACTTTACAGTCATTTCCGCAAGTTCCGTTGTAACAGATGTCAACTTGTCAGATTCGGAAACCAACTCATCGCTTTTATCGGAAAGAGAGGAGGTAACATTCGAAAGTTCCTGTTGTAGAGATTTAACCGCTATAACCAACTTGCCAGTAAATTCGGATGTTAACTTTGTAATGTCGAACGAACCAGTTACGACCGGATTAGTTGAAACTTTACTAACCTTCTTAACAACATTCTCGGTCTCTACCGCCTCATTCTCAGGTACTACCGCCTTGATGGGGTCAACTTTCTTTTCAGATTCCTCCTCGGGAACAGATTCCTCCTCGGGAACAGATTCCTCCTCGGGAACAGATTCCTCCTCCTCGGGAACAGATTCCTCTTCCTCGGGAACAGATTCCTCTTCCTCGGGAACAGATTCCTCTTCCTCGGGAACAGATTCCTCCTCCTCATCACCCTCATCACCCTCATCACCCTCCTCCTCCTCAACAAGACTTTCATCATATTTGAATCTCCATTTGACACAAAGTTGTAGGGACTCGTCATCAAGTGGTATCATTTCACCGTCAACATAGCGACCGATAACCTTCCGCTCTTTCTTAGACTTGAAGACAAGTGTAGATTCCGGATGCCAGATAGTGTTTAATGCTTTCAATCCCTTAAGGACTATTTTACGTTTTACTGAACTCATTTTTTTAATTAATGTGTCAATGTTTTTAAGTTTCAATTATTTTTTTGTATATTCAGAGTTACCTGTGCGAAAGGTTACCGAACTTATTTACACCACATTTCACGTTCTTTCCTTTTACTTTGTCACTTTTAGTTTTATTTATCTCGGGAGTCCAAAGATATGTTTTGTGTATTGATTTCATTTAATACACAAAATTATTTATTCCGAATAATCAGACATCGACTCCGATTCAGAACCGGACGGGACTGGTTCCTTTACGTAAGCCTTCTTTCGCACACGCGGTTTATTAGGTGGTTTGTGGATCAAAACAACTTTCTTCTTTCTACCTGTAGATGAAGAAGTCTCTTTAACCTTCCTCTCAGTTGTTTTCTGGGAAGCAATGTATTGCTTCAACACCATCTTTTCACTTCTTACCACAGATTTCTTCAATCGCAATTTCAGGGTCTCTGCCAACTTATCAACAAGTTTGTCGATATCATCGTCAATGTTGAATGTACTCATTTTAGTTAGTCATAAAGAACCCTTTAAGTAGTCATTCTGTTTTAAAAATATTTCGTATTAATAAATAATGGGAGTTGTAAGTTCTTCATCTGATAATGAAATAGACTATATTAAAGAACCAAAACCGTGGTGGTGGAAAAAATACACAGATGGTGAAATAGACTATATTAAAGAACCAAAACCGTGGTGGTGGAAAAAATACACAGATGGTGTTTATCAATATTTTGAAGATATTAGATACCGGAGAGAATGTAAAAGGATAGATAAAATGTTACTACCGCTGTTTGAACCAATTCGGTAATTTTTTAACATAATTTATATTTTCACAATAAACGAACACTCAAAACATGGTGCTCGTACTCTCAATAAATTCATAGTTTTTATATCTTCGTATATAAATGGGTTGTTTATTGAGTAAAACAAATAACAATTTGGTAGATTATAACCCTGATACAATTAAAACAAAGTTAATAGAATCTGAACCATCAACCACCGTCTCACCATCAAAACCAATATGGATAAAAAGAAATAAAAAGAACAAAGAATACTTGGCTTGTTAATAGTCTGGATTTGAGACCTTTGAAATTATAACTCGCGTATTTGGTACAAATATTTGGCATTTGTTTTTTATTATAATATTCTTTATATTTCAGTTTTTTGAAATATAAAGAATATTTTGTGGGTAATTTGTGGTTTAATTACACTCGATAATGAATCTAGCATCGTATTCCACCCGACGGGAGATGTTTAAAAGGGTTCAAACAACGGGAATTTAACACCACTCATATCCAAACAATTTGGGGATGTAAACATACGTGGAAGTCCTTCTTTCACTGTGTGAATTGTTTTGAAATCCATATGATTTCTTAAGAAATCTATGTAATGTCTTGTATGTGCCGCTCCTGCGTACATAATTATATTAGTAGGTTCTTGGGGAGAATTTATCTCCCCTTTTTGTTTAAACTTTTTAAATACCCTGCTTAACACATACCCGTCCATCATAATAGACGCTGGGTATAATAAGAACATAAGTAGAGTTCCTGTTAGAGCGGAAGACTGTTGGTTTAATTTATGTGCTTTGATAAAGTTTTTAAATAAATTTTTCACCCATGTGTCGTTGATTCGTTGTTTTAGTGTTGCGTTGAGCCACTTTGTTATTTTTTCCGTTTCTGTTGATCTTTCAAGTTCCTTTTTTATATATTTATTTCCTTGGATATATTGTTTTTTGAGATACGAGAGAAATTGTTTTTCTGTATGGTCCTTCATTTTTTCACACCAATCCAATACCAATGGCGTGACTCTATTTCTAGCCAAATCGTTTAGGACACTAAAAAAATCTGAAAATGATGGTTCTTTTGTATCAATTATACCTCTTACATCTGTATAATGGATTCTTGAAACATATTTCCATTTACATTTTTCCTTACGGTTGATACAGTGGGTGAACCCTCCTCTCAGATTTTCTAGAGTCGCTTCACCCATCTTACTGTGTTCCCATAGGAATTTCCAACTCCAATCGTCTTCAAGATATATGTCAAGGAATACTGGGGTTTCTCTTAATACATCCTCTAAATATTTTAGCATAACCATTGATGACGGTTTACCGTACATGTCATTTTTACAAGGGTTGCGCATTTCATGTTGTTCTCCAAATAGAACAAGTGTTTTCTTATATTTTTGGCTTCTCATTATGGTTAGAGTGTATGGACCTGAAATTTCTTTTATTTTGTATATTTTGTTTTTCGTATCCTTTTTGTAATAATTCTGTATTAATTTGAAAAGAGTTTTGTTTGCATTTGGAAATCCTTTCGGTGTTTTTATAACGTATTCTACTACACTTTTGAAAGTGTTTTGGACCTCTGGGGATGCATTTTCCAAGACGTTTGCTTGATAATACTTTTGTAATTTTTTACAAATTTGTGAGGAACTGGACATTACTTTATTAAGTAAAATAAAGTAATGTTTATGTTAAAAAATAATAAATAATTTTCTAAACTTTAGTCATACTCAATAACAAATCCATCATCGTACTCAACACGACGGGGAGGTTTTGGATTAAAATATTTCATTGTTTCAGACCCAATATCATATTTTTCTACATATTCGCCAGAATCGTTGTTATAAAACAATCTGTACACAGTTAATTCATCATCAGGTATAGAATTCATATATTTGTTTACATATTCTAACAACAAACCCAACCTAATAGGTCTATGTACTTTTTTAGCATTACCTTTAACCCTGAAAATATCAGGATTGTAACGAATAAACACACATCTCATACCTTCGGCTTGATAAATATTTAACATTCTAGAAATTTCACATCTATCTTCATATTGACTATGCTGGTTCTCATCTATCTCCACGACGACAATATGAGTACCCGCGTCTATTCTTACATCAGGTCTGTAGTTCCCACAAACAAATCCGACTGACTTATTGTGTACGAACTCTATTTTATTTTCCTCAAAATAATTCACAACCAACATCTCCTTTGTTTTCTCGCGAAGTGTTGATTTTGGTTTACAGTAAGAACAAAGATTTGGTTTCTTAGTTACCATAAAAAGACCACACGATTTACACATAGGATTAACAACGTCAATCATTCCATCTAGTTTACATCCGCAACAAAAACGGGGAGGTTTAATACCTTTGTAGTTGAATGTTGGTTGACGTTCGTCACATTTTTCACACATTTTCGCTTTAACGTTTTTCATATCTTCATTTTTACATCTCTTACAATACAAATCTTTCTTATTTGTACCAAAAACTGATTGTGTGTTTTTACACTTTACACACATTCTACTACATACGTCAATCATATCTTCTAGTTTGTGAACAGAACAATGAGATGGTTTTCCACCATTTTTGCCATATGTAGCACGAATATCACAATCATTACATCTTACTTTTGTATGTTTAAGATCTGTCATAATATCGGTTTTGTGGTTAATACAATGAGTTGGTTTATTTATTCCATACGTAGGTTGTTTGGAACAACACATACATTTAGTATTCTTAACATCAATCATATTCTCTAATGCGTGTTTTTTACAAGAAGTCGCTTTTTCACCAATATTTCCATAAGTAGCGTTTTTTCTACAGGTTGAGTCTGAACACAAATTACTTACAAGATCAACCATTGTGTTGGTTGAACATTTAGAACAATGTGTTGCTTTTCCTCCGATAATTCCATAAGAAGGTTGTTTTATTTTACAATCTTCACATAACGATGTGTTTTTGTTATTCAAGTTAATCATACCTTCGGTGGAATGTTTCTTACAATATATAGGTCTTTTTTCAGTTGGGAAATTATATGATGCTCTTGGTACTTTGTCCGTGTGATCTTCGTGAATACATATTCTACTGTCTTTTTTCGATATGATCATACCTTTTTCTGAATGTAGTTTACAATATAGTCGGGTTTTGAGTCCTTTGAAATTATAACTAGCGTATTTGGTACATTTACTATCATCTTTATTCTTGAATTTACAAATAGTGGGCATCTGGTTTTTTATTATAATAATATTATTCGTTATATTTCAATTTTGAAATATAAATAAATTTTGGGTGTAATTCGTGGTAAAATAAAATTTTCCTAGAGTACGGGGAATCCGAGGGCCCCACCCGAGATACGGATAATGTTGTTGTTGACGGCTGTGATCACGGTCTCGAATGTCTGGGGGAAGTTACCACCACCACGGGGAGTGTCGTCGGCGGCGGAGAGAGCGTCCTCCATACCCTTTGAAGCGGTAGGCATGATGGATACGTTCGTGAGCTTTCCGTAGTTAGTCGAACCCATAGGGTCAAGAGACGTAAAGTCAAGCGAGTACGAGTACATGTGGTAACCAGTGTCAGTCGGGATGGAGACGGCGTGGTAATAGGGGTTGACAAGCGAGAAGTAGTCCGAACCCATCTGGTTAAGACGGTTGGTGTTCTCGTAGCACAGAGTGGTCTCTAGGATAGGGTCGACGGACTGGTCTGACGGGGATACCAACGCAATGGGACCAGTATCGGGAGAGTGGGTCGTGTAGTTAGACCACTCAGACTTCCACGTGGTGTTTCTGACGGCGAAAAAGAGGGCCTTAATCGAGTGGGAGAAGCGAATGTCAAGATGGGGGGATCCACCGGAGTGGGTGCTTTTGGGTGCTGTCTGAACCTGCTCAATGAGAATGTCACGAGCAGCACACGCCATCTTCTTTCTCTCGTCGTTGGAGACGATAGCGTAGTTAGCCCACACCTGAGAGGCGACGAGCGCAGGGATAGTAGCGATATCCTTATCGGAACCTACGACGATGTCTCTACGCTGCTCAGCAGTTTCCACAGAAGAGTCAGCCAGGATAAGCAGTTCCTGCCACGTACGGAACTCAAATAAGATACGCATCTCGTTGTAAGGAAGGGCGGCGGTAGGCAGAGCGACACCGGTGTCGCGCGCGAACCAGAAGGGAAGAGGCAGGTTAAGAGTGAACGAGGGGATTTTGTCACCGGCGCCGTGAGGACCAGTCATATCATCAAAGTTACCGATCATGTTATCATAACCATTTCTCTTTCCGGCGGGGACGGTGAACGCAGTCCAGAAATCAAGATGATAGTTATCAAAGCGAGCGGCGGGGAGGTCGTTAAACTTGATTTGGCACTCCTTAATAAGATTGTGCATAAAGTTGGCGCACCAACGGATACGACCATCTGCTGCTCCACCAGCAGCGTTGGTGGGCAAAAGAGTGATTTCGGGGACTGTGACACGAAGCCACGAGTGGAGGAGGTAATCACCGGCGCGGGAGATGTTTACAGTAAAACTCTGACCAAACTGACCGGTCCCGGAGGCTACCGATAGTTGAACAGGGACTTGGGAAAACCAAGTCGACTTTCTTGACTCACGTACGAAGTAAGCAGTTGCATCGGGTCCACCGTACATATATTTTTCGATCTCGTCAAAAGTGGCGAGATCCACGAAGGCGGTAGTAACACTTTGACCACTACCAGACATTTTTATATTAAGCAAGATAAAAATAAAAAAAACACGAAATATCTGTTTAGATACCATTAGAAATAAAATAATAATTTAAACTTAAATAGACGCGAAAAAGTTAGAAAGGCGATGACAGAACTAGATATTTTAAGCATAGACGCCAATATACACAAGAGTTTCCAGAAAGAATTGGATAAACTAGATACATACAAAGCAAACCTGATAGAAATCGATAAGTCGCTCAAAATCGAGTGTTTACGTTACCGTGTTAAAAACACGCTCGAACTGGCTAAATCAGATCTCGAAAAACATATTGATGATATTGAAAACAAAATAACTTATAACTTTTACATAATAGAAAGTGCGACGATTTTAATAGATTTTAAGAAAATATTAAACATACCGATGAAGATGAGTTTCATGGGGAAACCTATTAAAAATGATAAATTAAAAAGAAAACTAACCTCCGAATACATTGAAGTAGCAAAAAAATACGTTGATGTAGACATAGATGTTCAATCAAAAAATACAAAGGTCATATGTGATAACTGCCCAAACAAAAAACTATTCGATATAGTAGACAGTAATATCTACATTTGCTCTGAATGTTACTCTCAACAAAGAGTAATCAAACATACATCATCGTACAACGATATAGACAGGGTTAATATCTCATCCAAATACATGTACGATAGAAAAGTTCATTTCCGTGATTGTATCAATCAATACCAAGGTAAACAGAACAGCACAATCACCCAAACAGTGTACAGTGATCTCGAAAAACAATTCGGTCTTCATCACCTTCTCCATAATAGCGATAACAAATACAAGAAATTTGAAAGAATTTCTAAACAACACGTTCTAATGTTCCTAAAAGATTTGGGATACACCAAACATTATGAAAATGTTCATCTCATACATTACAGTTTCACTGGTATCAAGCCGGATGATATAACCCATTTGGAAGATAAACTCCTAGACGATTTTGATGCTCTTACAGATCTGTACGACAAAATGTTCAAGCATATCAACAGAAAGAATTTCATAAATACACAATATGTTTTATATCAACTTCTAACACGACACAAACACCCGTGTGAAAAGGAAGATTTCACTATACTGAAAACAGTAGACCGAAAATCGTTCCATGATGATATATGTAGAGTTCTGTTTGAACATTTAGGTTGGAATCACACACCATATTATTAAAAAAACAAAATATATTTAACTATAATAAAATGTCAATATTTAATAGATTTATTATAGAACGA